GATAGGACAGTAAAAGTTAAAGAATCATCAACTTTAGCGCATGTTTCGAATATAGTACTTGGTGTATCTAAAGTTAAAAACAATATGAATCTTAAATTACTATATGAGCAGAAATATGCTCAATATGTTTTTTACAATGCCGTTGATTCTATATTAGTTCATATGCTTGATCAAAAGCTCAAGCTAGCAGATGTGCTATATACAGTTGCAAGTATGACTAAATCAACTTTATACAGAGCAAGTTCTCCTGTTACTATAACAGAAAGTCTTTTGCTACCGCTATTTAAGCAAAATAACAAGGTATTAGCAAGAGATAATGCTGAAAAACAGAAAAAAATAAAGTACACTGGCGCGTACGTTAAAGCACCGAAGGTCGGGTTTCATAAGGGCGTTGCTTGTTTTGACTTTGCAAGTCTATATCCATCTATGATGAGACAATTTAACATATCTCCAGAAAATTTAAAAAATAAGGTGCCTCCAGTAGCTGTTGAAAAAACTAAAAATGAAAGTAATATAGTAACTATTAATGGCTGCGTCTTTGATAAAGAAGACTCATATCTTAGAATGATTTTAACAGCTCTATATGCTAAGCGAAAAGAGTATAAGGGAAAAGCGTTTAACGCAAAGTTAAAAATGGAAAAAATAAAGAAACAATTAAAAGAAATTAAATAAAATAAAACAAACACATAATATGAAAGCATATGAAAAGTTAGTAGAAACGCTACAGAACACTGATAAAGATGTTTACAAATTTTATGAAAAGGGCAATAGCTCAGCTGGAACTCGTATTCGTAAAGCAATGCAAGAAGTTAAAAGATTAGCACAAGAACTGCGTGTTGATATTCAAAATGTTAAAAATGCAAAATAAAGAAAGTAATAAATGTTAAATTTAAAAATAGACAAAATAAATGTAGCTCAACTTTCAGAATTCATCAGTTCTGTTATAAGCATCTCAGAGTTTGTGTATATGAGAATCATTGGTGATGAGCTAATATCAACTTGCTATTTGCCACAAAAAGATGCAGTAAAACAGCATAGAGCAAATCTGAATGATGTATTTACTTTCAGTAGTGACTTTAGTAAAATAGAATCTAAAGTTGTTAAAGTGGCGTTTTTTGATGGCATAAAAGTATTAAAAGCTTTATCGCATTTTTCTGGAAAAGAAATTTCTGGTATATTAACATTAAGCGAAGAAGATGAATCATATACAGGTTCATCATTGATGCTGGTAAGTGATAATTTAACTATAGAACTTGCGTGCGCAGAACCCACGCTAGGTTTTACAGATATACCAGAAGATAAGCTAAATGGGATATTATCCGCAAATAATTATAAGTTTAATTTTACATTAGAACATGAAATGATTAATAAACTTAAATCATTATTTAAGCTCGAATCAGATAAAGATACATTTAAAGTTCATTTAAAAGACAATAAAGTAAACATTATTGGCAATATGTATAATATTGCTGCTGCTGATGTAGATAGTTTGAATACGACCAGTGAATATGAAACTACCCTTTACAAAAAGTATATTTCATTGTTAGGAAAATATAACTATAAAACGTCAGTATGTGAGAATAAACTAGTGTTTGAATCGCCAGATAAAAATACAACATTAACTGTAGCAGTATGTGAAGAAAATTAAGTCTTAGGGTTTATTAATGAACTTAAATGACTTATCAAAAGAAGATCTAAAGCACCAATACGATATAGCAGAATCAGAATCTTTAAAATTTAGAAATTATGAACAAGCTGTAAAGTTAATTTTAAACTCAATGTATGGAGCTTTTGGCAATAACTATTTTCATTTTTTTAATATTGACTTAGCAGAAGCAATTACACTACAGTGCCAAGATGCAATATTGTATACTGAGGTTGCTATCAATAAATATTTTAATGATTTTTGGCATAAAGATAAGGAATTACATAAATTATTAGATATTGAAGTTACTGATTCAATTAAGGACGCCGTAGTTATATATATTGATACAGATTCTTGTTATGTTTCATTTGAAGAAGTTTATCAAAATGCAAATTATGATGGTGATGTAACAGAATTCATTAAAGACATATATGAATATAGATTAAAAAACTATATTAAAAATGTACTTTATAAATATTCGGATAAATGGAACACTGATTCTTTTTTAAAGTTTGAATTAGAAACTATTGCATATTCTGCAATTTGGCTATCAAAAAAGAAATATATTCAAAACATTGCATGGGAAGATCCTGGCATTGATCATAACAAGTTAGAATTTATTAAAGCTACAGGTTTTGAAATTGTCCAATCATCAAGCCCTAGCTTTGTAAGAACTAAATTAAAAGAAGCTTTAATTTTAATGTTTAAAGATGATAATCCAAATTTAAGTGAACTTGTTTCATTTCTTAAAGATGTTAAGAAAGAATTTAAGTTAGCAAATATTGAAGAAATTAGCTTTAGTAAACGAGTCAATAACATTGAAAAATACATTATAGATGATTATTCACATTTTGAAGTTGCAAAATCTTGCCCAATAAATGTAAGAGCAGCAGGGTATTATAATTATCTTTTAAACAATTCAGAATATAAGAGTAAGTATCATAATATACCAAGTGGTGAAAAAGTTAGAATATATTTTACAGATGACAATTTATCTAACGTATTTGCATTTATGCCTGATGAGCATCCGTATGAATTTGCACCTAACGTTGACTATGATTTGCAATTTGAAAAGTCAATATTAGATCCGCTGAACAGAGTTATTAAAGCAGTAGGTTTAAAGACTCTTAATTCGAACTTAATTTATGCAAAAACACTTTTTTAAGGAGACTATATGAAATTAACTTTGAAGACCAAAAACAAAATTTAGACTTAATGATGAATACTATTAAGTCCGTATATAAGGAATATACTAAAGTACCAATGAAAAAACTAGATGAGATATTAAAACATGATTTGCTATGGGACGCTGAAACTTGCAAATCAATGGGTCTTATCGATAAAATAATATAAGGATAAACTTATGGCAAAATCAAAATTTTCATTTGATGATTTAAACGCTGAACTAGAAAAGTCATCAACGACATTTAGTTTAGGAACTAGAATGGATAAATCTACATTCGCAGATGTAACTGAATTTATAAATACAGGAAATTATGCACTAAACGCATGTCTTTCAGGTTCATTATTTAAGGGTTGGCCAAATAATAGAACTATGGCCATTGCAGGACCAAGCGGTACTGGAAAAACATTTTTAGTATTAAATTCAATTAGAGAAGCAATCAGGATGGGCTATAACATTGTATTTTATGACTCTGAAGCTGCAGTGGATAAAGAACTTATGGCTAAATTTAATATTGATACTACAAAAGTTCGATATGAACCAGTCGCGACAGTTCAAGAATTTAGAACAAAAATTACTGGGCTTACAGATTTTGTGCAAAAGAGACTTCGTAAGAATGAAGATGTGCCGAAGTTAATGGTTATTTTGGATTCAGCTGGAAGTCTTGCAACAGATAAAGAAGTTGATGATGCAATAACAGGTTCTAGCAAAGCTGATATGACAAGAGCAAAAGTACTAAAAAGCATATTTAGAATCATTACAGTAAGATTAGCAGAATGTAAAATACCTATGATATTTACAAATCATACGTATATGACACAGAGCTTTATTAGCCAATCAGTTGCAGGCGGTGGAACAGGCCCTGAATATTCTGCTTCGATTATTTTATTCTTGACAAAGGCACAGCTAAAAGAAAAAGATGTAAAAGCAGGAATTATTGTTACTGCAAAGCCAAACAAGAATAGATTTGCAAAACCTAACCCTATAAAATTTCATATTCATTATACTAAAGGGATGAATCCTTATGTCGGGCTTGAGCAGTATATTGATTGGAAAGATATTGGTATTGCCAAGGGAAAGATAGTAAAAGGCGAAAAGGTTTTAGTCAAAACAGCTAGGCAATGGATCTGTAAGCATCTTGATGAAACAGTTTCAAATGCAGATTTTTTTACAAGCAAAGTATTTACACAAGAAGTACTTGAAAAAATAAATGAAAAAATCCAGCTATTATTTAATTATGGTGATGTTGAAGATCATGAGACGACTGAAGATTTTTTAAGCCAAACTAAAGAAGTTGATGAAGAAGAAGCTAACGTTTAATAGAGATAAATTCAAAATTAAACACATATTAGGTATTGAGAAAGAATTAGATTCATGGCCAGATGCAAATGATTTAATTTATATACTCATTAAAAAGAAGCATGATCATATTAGATGGAACGGGAGTATGAGCTTCTCAGATATTAAAATTAAACACTCATATATTAGAGGCTTTGATGATAAAGTTGATGTAGCAATTGAAGATCTTATAAAACAAGGGATAATTAAACTAGTAAGCGAAACAGAGGATAAGAAACAATATATGATAATTAAAAACCCATTCGAATAATGAATATATCACAAGATTTTGAAAAAGTATTTTATGCACTATCGTTAGAAAGACCTAAGTATTTAAATAAAATACAAGCAGGATTCTATGCGAGCAAAGAACTTGATATTATGTCAATGCTTGCTAAGAAATTTTATGAAAGATTTAAAGAGACTCCGTCTTCAAGTCAAATGAAGTTGCTTGTTCAAAATAGTAAGCAGGCAAAGAATAGAATTAAAGATAATATCATTGACTTAGTATATAATGTTGAATTAAGTGAATATGACAATGAATGGCTAGAATCAACAGCAGAAGGTTGGATACGCTGGCGTAATTTTGATAGAACGTTGATAGATACAGTTGAGTACATTAAGACTACTGAGATTACTCCAGAAACTGTAGAAAGCATTATTACTAAAGCAAAAATCTTAATTAATGATAGAAATGCTATATCATTTACTTCTGATATCGGATTAGATTTTTTTAATTTTGACAATCATAATCAAAAGAGCGAAGAAAAAATTGCAAGTCATTATGACTTTGTTAATCAAGCGCTTGGCGGTGGTTTTGATAAAAAGAGTCTTATTGTTTATGCAGGAGAGCAGAGCATTGGTAAGTCCATATTTCTTGCAAACGATGCAGGGAATTTCATGAGAATGGGTCATAACGTTGCAGTTATAACTCTAGAGATGTCAGATCATAAATTCGTAAAGCGAATAGGTGCTAACGTGCTAGATATAACAATGGCAGAATATGATACAAAGTCAAAAAACAAAAAATATATGAAACGGCGTCTTGATAGAGTTACAGTAGGGTTAGTTCCTCCTGGAGAATTGTATATTAAACAATTCCCTACTTCACAAGCTACAGTTAATGACCTTGAACTTCATCTTACAGAAATTGAAGAAAATAAAGGAATTAAATTATCCGTAATTGTTATAGATTATATTAACATTCTTGCAAATTATCGAAATACAAATTCTGAAAATACTTATATGAAGATTAAACAAATTGCAGAAGATTTAAGAGCAATGGCTGTAAGAAATGATTGGCTAATTATTACAGCAACGCAGATTAATAGATCTGGCTGGGACAGCTCAGAGATTTCAATGGGAGTTATTGCAGAATCAGCAGGCCTTGCTCACACAGCAGACGCAGTATTTGGTATTATACAAAATGATGAAATGCATGCTGATAATACATACTGGTTAAAACTTTTAAAAGTCAGAGATGGTGAGGGAAAGGGTTTAAAATTCAAGCTAGATATAGATTATTCGCACATGAGAATAACTGAAACTACACAGACGAGTACCAGCAGTATATTCACAAAACAAATGACAGATGATGAAAAAACGAGATAAAATATTTAATAATACATTCTGGGAAAAGAGCTTAGATACTTCAAAACCAATATTATTTACACTTAAGAGTGCATGTAACGCTGAAGAAGTTTCAAGATTAGAGAATCTTGAAATTGAAATTCATGAAATCGTTAAAGCTTTAAAAAATCCAATATACCTCAAAAAAGATGATAATAATAAATATGTTAAACTTAATAAAGAAGCAATTAATGAAATTTATGGGATAGCACTAGATAGTCTAAGTAATAATTATAAGAAAGTAGAATTATATGCTGGCGTTTCAAATTATTTTAATATTACACATACGAAATTTTATAACTCATTGTCTAATAAGTATAAAGAAGATTTAATAGATGAATTAGATAAAAGCACTAACGCATTAAAAAGAATGGGGATACATAAGCTATTTTAAATATGAATAATTTTAAAAGAATATGGATGATTTCTGATACGCACTGGGGTGCAAGAGCAAATTCATCAATGTGGCAAGATACTATAGAGAACTATCATAGAAAAGTTTTTATACCATTACTTAAGAAAGAAGTTAAAAAGGGTGATGTTCTCGTACATGCTGGAGATATGTTTGATAATAGACAAACGCTTAATTTATTAGTTGGCAATGCTGCTCTTAGTGTCTATACAGAAATTGCAAAAATACTACCCATTTACATCATAGTAGGTAATCATGACATTTACAGAAAAAAAACTAATGATATATCTAGCCTTGATTTTTTAAAGAATGTTGAAAATATACATGTACTAAAAGACGCAAAGGTTTTTGAATGGTCAGAAGAAAAAGTATTACTAATGCCGTGGCAAAGCGATAGAGAGTCAGAAATTAATACAATTACAGAACATAGTAGCGCAAGTATTGTCATTTGCCATTCTGAAGTAGCAGGGGTGCAGTTAAATCATGGGATCAAAAGTTTTGATGGTGTACCTATTGCAAATTATAAGAAATTTAAGCAAGTATTCTCTGGGCATATACATCATAGAGCTCTATATGATAATGTACAAATGCTAGGCTGCCCTTATCAAATTACACGCTCTGATACAAAGAACTCTAAAGGCGTGACATTATATGATATTAAAAAAGATGAAATTGTCTTCTTTGAGAATAACTATAGCCCTAAGTTTTTGAAAATACCACTTGACAAGATACTTGATTTTAAGCTAGAAGAGTTAAAGAAAGTAGTATGTAATAATTATATAGACTTATACATACCATCGAAAATTGCAAGTAAATATAATATGTCATTATTGCTTCAAGAACTTCAAAATATTTCAAAAACAATAGACCCGATAATATATGATGAAAATGAAAATATAAATCTTAGCATATATCACATGAGTGATTTTAGTGGTAGTGCAATGGATATAGTGGATCTTGCTAAAAAGCATATTGCTAGTACAACGTATGATGATAAATTAAAGAAAAGGATATTAGATACAGTTTTAGAATTATACAGTGACTGTCAGAAGATATGAAAATAAAATATATAGAGTTTAAGAATATTGCGAGCTATGGAAATAAGACGCAACGAATAGAATTTAAAGATGAAGCGACTGTATTAAATTTAGTAGTCGGTAAAAATGGAAGCGGCAAGAGCACCATTTCAAATGCAATAGTATTTGCGCTTTATGGGAAAGTCGATAACATGAAGTTAAATGATTTACCTAACAGAATTAACAAAGGGTTAGAGACTAAAATTAGCTTACTGTGCGGGAACAGAGATGTAATTATTGAACGAAAACTACAACCTAAAGATCTTAAAGTAACAATTAATGACATTGAAATTGATATAGCAGGTAAGACTAGTATTGAAGACTTTTTAGAAAAAGAAATATACAAAATACCGTATCAAGTATTCAAGAACGTTATTATATTATCAATTAACGATTTTAAATCTTTTCTTACAATGACGCCTACAGATAAACGTAGTGTAATTGACAAAATATTTGGTTTTAGCATTATTAACGATATGCAAATAAATATTAAAGAACGTAAAAAGATTACAAATGATGAACTTACTGTGGTTGAGGCAGAATTAAATGCAGTAACAGATTCAATTAATCATGTAAATTCTAAAATTAGCGATTTGCATGCGCTTGATTCTAAGAAGAATAAAAAGAAACTTAAAATTTTACAAGAAACTTTAATAGATTTAGAAGATAAACAAGAAAAATTAAATGCTAACTTAGTTAAGTTTGCTGATAAATCTGTAGATATAATAGCAGCAAAAGACGATGAGCTTTCTGCGCATGCTATGAAAAATTCACGTTTGAATGAAGCTACTGCAAAGTTAAAACTTTATAAATCTTCGAAATGTCCCACATGTGAAAGCAGCTTAATAACAGAGTGGCATGATAATAATAAAGAAAAATATAAACAAATAGTAAAAGTAGTCCCTGAAGATTTAGTTAAAATCGAGGAAAAAGTTAATAAATTAGATATAGCACTAAACGGCATTAAGAGTAAAGAAAAAGAATCACATACGCGCGCTGGTAAGTTAAGTGCTAACATTTCAAATGTTAATAGGAATATTAATGAATTATCAAGTAGTTTAGAAATTAATACAAATGACGAATATGAGAATCTTAATAGTTTAATTAAAGACTTTAAGAAAAAAGAGAGTATTAAGATGACAAAAAATAATGAACTTGTAGATGAAAGACATTTCATTGATGTTTTAGATCTAGTAATAGGGGACGAGGGAATAAAGGGTATGGCGATTCAAAGCGTGTTGCCAATTTTAAATAATACTATAACTGCAATGTTAAAGAAAATGCATTTGAATTTCTCAATTAAATTTGATGAAAGCTTTAAAGTGAATGCAACGCATTTAGGAGAAGAAATACATATAGGGTCGCTATCTACTGGCGAAAGAAAGAAAGTTGATTTTGTTGTAGTAATTGCAATCATAAAGATTTTAAAAATGAGATTTCCACAATTAAATATTTTATTCTTAGATGAAATATTTAGTTCTGTTGACGCAGACGGAATATATAATATATTAACAATATTAAATAAAGTTATTAAAGAAAATGGCATTAATACATTTGTAATTAATCACACAGTATTACCACATGAAATATTTGATAATAAAATTGAAATATATAAAGAAAACGGGTTTAGTAAAATGAATATCGAAAAAATAGAATAAATGAGTTCATATAATTTAAAATTTAACAAAGATGATAGCGTAATTCGCCATATTATTATAGGTCTTTTAGCAGACTTAAATAAAAAAGTCTGGTATTGGACTCAAATTAGTAATGATGAAAGAGTTAGAGTTGATGTACCCTTTTATTATACAATAAGTGGAGATGATAATTTTATGCATGACCACTTTATTTTTTCAGATGATGAATACATTAATAATTTCGGAGATAAACATCAAAGTAAAGCTATTGGGAATTATGATAAAATTCCAAGAGGTGTTGTTCAACTGTCTTCTATGACAATTGATTCTAGCTCATTAGTAAATAAAGGAATTAGAGGGAAATATGAAAAGCTAGACGAGAACAATATATTGAAGACGTTTACGAGCGAGTTTGAAATGATTCCAGTTGAAATGTTATTCGATTGTACATTATTATTAGATAGTCAATTAAATATCTTTAAGATCACAGAATCTTTAATTAAGAACTTATATAAGAATAATACATACAGTGTAGATGTTGGTCATTTAGATGAAGGGACATATCGTATTGCAAATTATTATAAATTACCAGAAGATTACACACAAGAAAGACCTATAGAATATTCATTTTCAGATAAAAAAGAATATAAAGTTGAATTTTCAGTAGAGCTTAGCTCTTCAATTCCAAGCTTTAAATTTGAAACTGAAATGTTTGCAGGAACTAGAATGGTTCAAATTCAAACGCATTCTAAAATAAGTAATAATCTTAATTCTAGTGGATTTTTTCCATCACTATCACAAATACAAAATTACAATTTTGAGAATCTTTTAGTTTCTACAGATGATGGCGATGTTGTAACTGAAACTTCTCTTAAAGGATTATCGCAATATTATTCTTATATAAGTAATGAAGATTTAATTGGGATTATTAATGCAGAAGGTGTTTTATCTAATCGTTCAAATTATAATGGAGTATTTGCTGGATTTGTGTTTAAAAATACGTCAACTAGCGAGATATATATAAAAAGAACATCTGACTATGGTGACTGGTTTGGTCCATTGCAGTATTTAGAATAAATTTAAATTAAATATGAAAGCATACAATTTTCTAAAAGAGTCTATTTCTACCCCTCTTTATAAAAAAGACAACACAAAGGTATATTCTCCAATTTTAGTAGAGAACGATAGAATATTATTTTATCTTGACAAAGTAGTATATGAAGTAAAAAATAGTATAGTTAAACCTATTCGTGAAAAGGATGTACCTTTAAGTTTTACTGTATTAACTAATGTATCAGACTCATTTAAATTTTCTGAGAATAGCATGGAATTTTTTGGAAAAGCAAGAATACTAATTAATTTAGATGAACATGATAGCGTAATGATAAATGACTATTTATTAGTTGAAGGAGAAATAAGAGATTACTTACTGAAGATAGGTCTATATAGTTATGGTGATCCAGAAATTACATTAATTGAAAACGCATTTAAGAATGTTAGGCAGTTTGTTATGCTAGACTTTGTCACAACAGCTATACATGAAAATACCAAAATTAATTTCATGAGATTCAAGAATAACATTTATTTTAATGAAATAAACTTAGTTACTTTTACGAACAGATTTGAAAAAATTAATAATGCTAGTAATTTCGTTAATGAGATGAAAGATTTAGTAAACTATGATTTTTCAAATCAAGTTATTGACTTACTTGAAGGAGAAGAGCTCGCTAAAGCACAACTCCAAAAAATTGAAGATAACTTAATTGATAAACTTGCATTCTTAAAGGAGCAGAGAAGTAAACTTGCCGAAGAAGATAAATCAATAATATTTATTAAAGAAGCAGATAAATTATTAGTGGATGAAATTACAAAGATTGAAGAAGAAATAAGAAAAACTAGATCTGACGGATTTGTTCCTGGAAGATTGAACGATGATTTTGGTGATTATAAAGAAGGAACAAATTTTCGATTAGAGGCAATAGACTATACGAGTAAAGGCAATGATGATTTAATTGATTGCTATCTTACAGATGATACTCCTATTTTAATTCCTAAATCTTTAATAAAATTAGACGCAATAGAAACAATTTAAAAAAACAATATATTAGCAGTATAAGTTGTATAAACATTTTACATATTTCTTATATAATAAAATAAAATATATATGCCAAGAAAGCGCGGTAAGTACTTTGTAGACAATAAAGAGCTATATAGACAGATAAAAATTTCAAAAGAGCAAGATGAACTAACTAAAGAAGCATTAGATATGCTTATGTTAATTGCTCAGCGCGCTATTACACGTTTAACATTTGTTAGACCTGATGATAAAGAAGATTGTTTAGCATCTGCTTATATGGACTTAATTAAATATTGGAGAAATTTTAATCTTGATTATACAAACCCATTTGCATATTACACAGAAATTGCTAAGCGGGGTTATGCAAAAGCATGGAATAAGCTTTATCCTAAAAAATATAAAGGGACAATAAGCTTAGATTCTGGATTTGATGATGACGGAGGTATTTATTCCATTTAACATGGGTATAAAAGATGTAAAACCTTCTAAAGGCAGGCCATATAACCAGGGCTATTACCGACTAATAAACGAGTCTAAGTATGTTGGTGAGCACCCAATCATCTACAGAAGTAGCTGGGAAAGGAAATTTTGCATTTATTGTGATAAAAAAGCTGAAATAATTAAATGGAGTTCTGAGCCATTAGGCATAAAATACATAAATCCTCTTTCTAATAAAGAAAGCATATATTACCCAGATTTTTACATGGAAGTTTTACAAAAAGATAATACAGTAAAGAAATTTTTAGTAGAGATTAAGCCAAAGTCTCATTTACAGAAGCCAAAGAAACCTAAATTAAATAGAACAAGCTCAATAAAAAGTTTTAAGTATTTAGCAAACGAGTATATGAAAAACGTGGTTAAGATAAAAGCAGGAAAAGAATATGCAAAGTCTAAGGGTTGGGATTTTATTGTTATTACAGAGGATAGTATATGACATCTTTTTTAACTAAAGTAAATAATATGATTAAGGAGAATCATGGAAAAGCTAAAGCAGCAAATGTTGCAAAGACATGGTTTAACAAGGGTAGGTCTATAGGAATTAAACATGCTCCAACGAGATTTAAACCAGGGAAGATTTATATATTTAGGTATGAAGACCCAAAGACGCCTAATTTACCCTGGTGGGATAGAAACCCTATAGTTTTGAGTTTAGGCTGGGAAAAGAAAAATGATATAGGAATCAACCTTAATCTTTTACCACACAAGCCAAGAATGGCTATTTTGGACAAGGTATATAGTGTATATGAACAAGAGATTAAGAGAGCAATGAATGTTAAAAAAGGAAGAGATCGTACATTAAGAGAAAAACCACTTAATCTTAATTATGATAAAATTAAGCCATACTTAGAAAGATATGGTTTTAAGTTTGCAGTTAGACAATATATTCCTAATTTAAAATCAAATCAAGCTTTAGTATCTTATGATAAGTGGACTTATGTTGCAATGCTTGATTTAGTAGATATTGCGGGAGCAGATATTAACGAAGTGTATGATGAATTCTACAACTATACAAAATAATTATTGATATATAATAAAACAATGAATATTAAAAATGAAACTAACTAAAACACAGCTGAAGCAAATCATAAGAGAAGAAATCTTAAGTTTGCACGAAGAAGTTACACCAGATAAACTTGAAACTTTTAGAGATGTAGATAAAGATACAATTTATATTATACCAAAAGTTAAATTTACTGGAAATATTAAGAAAGATATAGAAGCTACTCTTGAAATTACAGGAGAGTTTTTATATGCAGATTTAGGCACAGACGAGGGGATAACTGATAAAAAGAAAAAGATTGTGTATTGGGGATCTGATGTACAAGACAATTTATAGATTAATTATAAGGAGTATAACGTGGCAGGTTTTTTAGATAGATTTGGGCCATTTTCAAATACAGCGTTTAAGGCAAGTGATGCTTTAAAGACTTTATCAAACATGGGCATGCGCTATGACGACATGGTATTAAGACAGTCTCAAGCAATTGGCGTTATGGAAGATAAATATGGCTTTCATGGCACTAGCAATCTTTTTGGTTCTATGGGCCAGGGTGCAATGCAAGATGATTTTTGGTACCCATTTGCAGCAATGTCAATGACTGATGTTTCAATGCGTAAGAACATTAGCTTCTTTGACATGGATTATAAGCAAAGACGAAATGAATTAAGGCAGTTTTCAACAAATGACGAAGTAGAAGATATACTTGATACTATGTGTGATGAAGCAATAGTTTATGATGATAGAAACTTTTTTGCAAGTCCAAATTTTGGCTCAAGTGACGTTTCAGATGAAGTTAGAAAAGATATTAACAAGTCATTTAATAACATTTATCAATACTTTGGTTTTAATCAAGATCAATCTGCTTGGACGTTTTTTAGAAAGTGGTTAATTGATGGCTATTTAGCATTTGAAATTATTTATGATGAAGATCAAAAAGAAATTATTGGGTTTAAAGAACTCGATCCTGCAACACTTATCCCAGGAGTAGATCCTGAAACAAATAAGAAGGTTTGGATTCAAAACAAAGATGAACACCAAAAAGAGCGCAAGCTTTATGATTCTCAGATTATTTATTTATCATATAGTTCTATTTCATTACAGTCGCGCTCTAGTTATGTTGAGCGGCTGGTAAGATCATTTAATCTTTTACGTATTATGGAACATACAAGAATTATATGGGCAGTTACAAATGCTTCATATAAAATGAAATTTGTTATACCAGTAGGCGGCAAATCAAAGACAAGAGCAAAGCAATCTCTTGCTGCATTGATGAATAATTATAGAGAAGTAGTTGACTTTGATTATGAATCAGGTAAAATGGAAGTTAATGGTAAACCTATGATGCAATTTAATAAAGAGTATTGGTTACCAAGTAAAGAAGGTGAAAGACCAGAGATTGAAACACTTGCAGATGAAGGGCCAGATCTTTCAGATACAGAAGCATTAACTTACTTTTCAGATAAGCTTAAACTCGCAAGTAAGATACCATTCACTAGATTTGAGTATGGGGAAGGTCGCCGGGATTTTGAAATGTCAGGAGATAGCTTAATTAGAGAAGAAATTAAGTTTAGTAAGTTTATTAATAGACTAAGAAGTTCATTCCAAGAAATACTAATAAAACCATTATATATTCAAGTGGTACTAAAATACCCAGAACTTAAAGATGATATGAATTTTAGAGCTAATTTAAGTTTATCATATAATCAAGAAAACATGTTCGCAGAGTTAAAAGAAATTGAAATTATGACAAGACGCTTAGACTTTATTTCTTCAATGAAAAATGATCTAACATTTGAAGATGCAGATATGAATGAAATACCATATTTTGATTTAAATTTCTTAATAGAAAGATATTTGAAAATGTCTCCAGATGATTTAGAAAAGAATAAAGGTTATAAAGAAAAACTTGATAAAGAGGATGATGAAGAGGATTTGAGCGATTTAATCTAGTTTTTTAAATTTTTTAACTTAATTCCCTAATATATAATAAAACAAATAAAACTATACAAATATACAAGATGTTGAATAATACAGGTCTTTTAATTCTTGAGAGAAGTGACAATCCACTAAGTAAATCAGATGAATATATTCTTAGCGGAGTTTTTGGTCAAATTGGCATTAAGAATAAGAATAATAGAATTTATGACAAGAAGGAGCTATTGCCACAGATAGAAGCTTTACAGAATAAAATTAAAGCAAGAACACTTTTAGGTGAACTTGATCATCCAGAAAAGTTTGATGTTAGTTTATCGAAGGTCTCTCATATGATTGAAGAACTAATATATGAAGAAGATTCTGGTTTAGTTAAAGGTAGATTAAGACTGTTAGATACTAGTGCAGGCAAAGAAGCCAAAGCATTAGTTGATGCTGGCATCCCAATTCATATTTCAAGTAGAGCCGCTGGTTCTGTAAAAGAAAATGGCCATGTTCAAATTGAAAAACTTTTTACATATGATTTAGTTGCAGATCCTGGTTTTGAAAATGCACAACTTAAAAGGGTTAATGAATCATTAGGTTTTGATAATGATTCAAATGTTCAAATCTTTGAAGTTCAAGGTTATGATGAAGCAATAAAAGAAACTGAGGTTACTTCTACACCAGAAGCAGTTAAAGTTGAAGATTTTAACAAGTATTCAAAATATCTTTCATCTGAGCTTAACAAGATTAAAGATACAATAAAAGAACCAATTAAGGAAGATAAAAAACCAGAAGAAACTTTAAAA